TGAAATCTTACCCATTGACCATCAATATACATAGGCGAGTCAAACAATGTGCCATCACGCTGAATGCCAGCTTTGATTGTTAATGATAATACATCAGTTGTCAAAATGTACCTCCAGAGATACCATTAGGCACAGTTAAGCCTGTAGAACTAAAGAACCCTGCTAATGTATTAGCAATTACAAACCCTAATTGCCCTGATGCAGGTAGATAAAGCCCCGTTGTTGTATCACCTGAAAACTTTAATGAAGGCACAGCCAATGAGCCATTGCCTAAAGTCAATGACGTAATACTGCTGGATGAACCTGACGCTGCGTTATACACATTGGTGCCATCGCAAATCAGAATTAATGATGAGCTTTGTGGTACTACAACAGATGCAGCGCCTACTGCCGATGTTTTAATGGTTAAGCTATACGCACCAGTAGTGTTATTAGTCACAGAGTATAACTGCACTGTTGAAGGCATCACAATAATTTGATTGCTAATCAATGTGCCTTGATACTCTTGAATGACATTAGACGCTTGTGTTGATGTTTCAGTAAGTGTACCACCTGTTAAAGTTAACGCCAATTGCGTAAATGCAAATTGAGTAGCTTGCCCATATCCAAATGTATTCCAATTGCTACCATCTGAGACTAAGACTAATGACTCAGTCAGTTGCAATTGCATTATGGCGTTACCGTCAATAGTATTGGTGCCTACAGGCGCTAAAGTTAATATACCTGTACCACTATTACGAATCATGCAAAACCAGTTATTGCCTACACTAGACGCTGATGGTAAAGTTAATGTTCCTACACCACCTGCGTATACAATAAACTGTGCTCTTTCTGATGGAATAAGCGTATCTGTTGAAAAGACATTAATGACATTGTATGCTTGGTTAAGCGTGGCGCCAATGGCTGTTAAGCCATACCCCGCCAATGTTCCTGCATTAGCTGCGCTGGTGCCTGCCCCAAATGTGACTGTTGTCCATGTACCTGCATCAGTACTATTACTTGTTAAGTATATGTATTGCGCAATACCAGAATTGATATTGACAATAGTGACGCCGGTGCTTGTTTTAACTGTAAATGGGTTTGAGCCATTATTACGAACAATAACAGCTTGTCCTACAGAGACTTGCTGCGCGCTAGGCATAAGTAAGCTTAAACCAGTTGTTGTAGCAGTCACATCAATAATGTTTGCAGCTACATTGGTAGTATTGCCATTGACAGGCCATTGCAAATATGTATCTGCTGAAATAGATAGCGCTTCATACGCTACTTGTGAAGGCGATACCGTTTGGCCTGTGAATGGGTTAGTGTATGTGGTCATGATTAAGAATCCTGCGCAATAGATTGACGATCACCAATGCGAAGCTGATCTTCTGCTTTCAACACATCCATAGCTTCTTTGTATTTCTCTTGGAAAATTTGCCGTTGGTCATTCTTTAAAAATGGCATGGCTTGTAAGAGTGTGCCATATAGCATGGCATTAGGCGCGTTTTGCGTAATCCAATTGGTCTGATTGATAGAGTCCAATGGCTGCAAACGCTCATAAAATAAAACTTGAAAAGGGTATGCTTGATCAGGTGTAGGTGATACTAACCAATGATCATAATCATAGTCTGCGTAATACAGAGGGAGGCCAGAAGATGTTCCAGTGTTATAGTTAAGAAGATACTCATACTTTCTTAAAAACACAGGAGAGGGCCCATTTGACCCTGTCACATTAAATGAAACAGTTTTACGCCATCGTGCCGGTTTTTGAAGTATAGGGTTATTGATAGACATTGTGCTTTGCACTACCTGCTGTTGCCCTAATGTCTTAATTTGTTGCGCGATTTCAAATTCACATAGCGTAATGAATGTAGGAATTTGATTGACAACAGCGGCGTCTTTCCTCTCTAAGTACTGCTCAACAGTATAGATCAATGAGTCGTAAGTTAGAACAAAGGATGCAGTCATTTTTGATCACCAAAATGTTAATTGACCGCCACTTTTTCCCAAACTGGCTTTACGTCATTATATACCACACATTATACTTTATGCGTTTAAAATTTGGAAGGCGTTTGTGGTTTGTTTTATTCTGTCATCCAACCCAATTAAGCCACCATTGATACGTTTACAAAGCTGCTCTTGGTTGTCTATCAACTTACCGCATCCATGCGTAGACCAAAACCAGCCTGCGCTTAAAGCAGCAAACATAGGGGTGGCTACCAAGTCTGGATTCATCACAAAATCCTGACCCAATGCTTGACCACAATGCCAGTAGTTATCATGCCCCGTAAGTTGTACAACGCCCCGACCTCTAAATCTGTAACCGTCTCCCGAGGCTTCGTCACGGTTTCCCATTCGGTTGGCGTAAATTCGGTTGGCGATCTTAACGGGCTGTCTGGCGTAAAGCTCGACCTCGCCCGGCTTGAATTTATGACCGAACAGCTTTTGAAGGGTATCGGCTCTATAGTTAAGATTTTCTTCCAAGACCCTGAAGTGGTTGCTTTCATGACTGCACTGTCCTATAAAGGCGGCCTGTTCTTTAGGGCTGACCATGCCAAACTTTGTGAAAGTTGCCATCAAGGGCTCAGCCCACTCAGCGCCAATCCCTAGCTTGTGGAGTTTCTCAGGGCTTAACATTGACCTTGTCCTTTACTTGATTGTAGAAGTCGATGCAGGCGTTGAGTTGGACGATGGCTTTGTCTCCGTCTGAGGCGATGTCTGCAAGAGCTTTAATAGTCTGTCGCTCAATGTCGCCTCCATTGGCTGAATCTCCTGAGGTAGCTCTGGCATCTGCACTGGCTTGTACACCACAGGAGGAGGGGAGGCGCAACTCGCCAGAGTCAACACGCTTATTGATGTCAGACTGTTTCTGAGAAATGTCATCTTTAGCCTTCTTTAATTGGAAGGTGGTTTTTGCGAGTCGTTGTTGGAGTTCGGCTTCCTTGGCTCGATTCTCGCTATTAAGTCGCTCAATTTCTGCTTGATCTTCTGCCACGCGTCTTTGATAGCCGTGATGATCTGAGACATAGTAACCTCCTAAAATAACTAACGCCAATCCCACAACCTTCATGATGATGGCATGGGGCTTTAACATTGGTAAAAAGCTTACCAAATAACTTAACACATAAGCCATAGCCCCACCTAGAAGGGCAATGACAGCGATCCAATAAAAGAGGTCGTCAAAAAACCATGACAACCAACTAATCATTTTTTACCTCTGCCCTAGCATGCGCTGTACGCTCTCTCTCCTCGTCGTGCTCCAAGGTAGGTGGAGTTGTGGGCGGAGGAGGGGGTGTCCAAGCTTGGGTAGGGTCTATGCTGAACCCAGAAGTGGAGTTGTTGCCACTTTGGAACTGCATGGGCATCCCATAGCCCATAGATTGACCCATCATGGGTTGCCCCATACAAGGGTTATAGGGCATGGGAGGAGGCGTTGGGGGTATAGATGACTTGCCAGTCAATTTCACGCTCAGAATCGTGAATATCTGCGTCATAACGACCCCTAAGATGGCGAGGATCTGTTTGTCCGCTGGCGCCTCAGTAAAGAGGGGTTGTTGAATGAAGATGATTGAATAGGCAAACAAGCCACTGACCATAGCCAGAATGTAGCAAAACACCTTCAGAATAAAGGAGTTCGTTTCTGCTTCTAATTGTTCAGGGCTTTTTGTCATTTTGGGGCTTATTGAAAAATTCTGGACAAGTCTGCGAAGCTGTGCAAATCGGTGGCTTACATTCCGCCAACTCCCAGTTCTTAGGGTCTTGGCAAGTGTAGCGGTATCTATCCTCACAGGACACCAAAAGTAAAACTAGGAACAACCATCTCATTTTTCCTCCAGTTTCTTAACAAGCTTTTGAACCTTAATCTCAGTTTGCCTGATGTCCATGTACATCCACATAAGCACAGGCATAAAAAACAATATGATTGCCAACAATACAATGATCACGATGATGAAGAAGGAATCATTGTTAGAATCATCAGCCATGTCCACGCTATCACTAGGCTGGTTGCTATAGCTACTAGGACTCGGTTTTGGATTTTGTTTAAAGCCCGTCTTCGTTGCCATGCTACTGCCCTTTGTCGATCCAATTCCGCCTTTCTCGCCAGTTGCTGTTTGTTGGCAATATTACCAATCATCTCGTTGACTCGGCTATACAAATCTTTCATCTCAGGAGGAACATGGTAGACCATATACTCCCTCATCTCTTCATTTAACTTTTCCATCTGCAAGTTGGCAATTACCAACTTAATCGCAATGTCTTGACCCTCTTCATCCCCCACCGTCAAAGCGTTTGCTTCTTGCTCCATCTTGTAGGTTTGCAAACCATTGTACGCATGGAAAAACTTGGTCAGGGCATCCGCAACATCTGCATAAATCTTGTTCTCATCAAACTCAGGAGTCTTTTGTTTAACCTTCTTTTTAGGAGCTTCAACTGGCTTTTGTACTTCTTCTTTCTTGGCACCAAACAAACCTGTTAAAAAGCCCCAAACGCCCTTGGCGTCCTTTTGAATTCCCTTTACATCCTTGACGACGCCATCAACCTCCTTGATTGCATCGGTGACAATTTGCCTTCCTTCCTTGTACAGTTCACACGATTCTTTGACCAACTTAAAAGCCGAGGAAGCCAATGCGACAAGGGTAAATGGATCAATTTTTTACATCCCAAAGAACTTGTTGAAGAACTGCCCAGCGACATTTGGGCCAAGAAGAACAAGCAACATGACCCCATAGATCAAATACTCGATCTTGGTCATGCGCTTTTCTCCCTCCCTCAAAGAGTCGGCAATCTGTTTGTAGCGTTCATCACAGACCGCTACATGAACAGCTAAGTCTCTATCTGTATCACTCATATGATTCAACTGGAGTTGTTGCCACTTGTTTTTTTTCCTTTTGTTTATTAGCAATAATTGCTGTTGAAGTTTCTCTGTCAATAGTCATAACGCCTTCGCAAACAAAGTTCCAATCATCACTGGTTAGAGCTTTCTCGCTTGCACAAGGAACATTGATCTTTACATGTTTAAGCAAGTATTCTTTATCGCCTTCAAATACTCGCCACACATGATCAACTGTTCCCCGACCAGGCATTCCTCTGCTTTTGTTAAAGCGGATGGAGTATTTCATATGACTTCTGCTGTAGGCATTGGGCAAGCTTGCACTTGATTTTGTTGAGGCGCCATACCCACAGTCAAATTAAAATGTACAAACTTAATAGGTTCTTCCGCAGAATGACGTGTAAACGAATGCGCTAACCATGAATTTGCAAACATTAACATGCCAGGTTTAGGTGTAAAGTTAATCATTTGACTCGCAGGTGTTGCCATTGTCATGTCTGCTTCAGGCAAATTGATCTGTACTTTAGATGGGCGTGGGTCGTGAAAAACTACACGAGAACAATTCTCAGGTGTTTCAAGAAAATAAAATCCTACAATTTGAGAATGAAAGCCATGAACATGGGGATCCATTGCTGAATGTTTGTGGTGTTCTTGTGTCCACATTTCTGTAAACTGAGTAGCCAAGTTTTGCATAGCATAACCTTGCTCATTCAAAATGTTCCATGCAGTAGCACCAACAAACTGCACAAAATCAGTGATGCGTTCATCTTCAAAATAATTACCAGTCATAATAACTGGATAAATTTCGTTTAATTCATGCGTTTTGCGTTGCGCATCTAAACCTTCTT